GAGGTAATTATTATGGGCAAAGTGAAGATACGAAAAAGAACTAGAGTAAGAAAACTAATACGCAGATAGATGTTTGATGAATAAAGAAGCTCTTGAAAAGAGAAGACGCATAAAATCAATCAGGACTAAAAAAGAGTATGATGATTTTAAAAGATCTATAAATTTAACGTATGAGCAAGACATATTATTTGATGCAGTCTTTATGTATGGATATGATTATAGATATATCGCAGATAATATACTATACTGCACAGAGCGAACAATAAAAAGCAAAATGAAAAAATTGCTTGAAAAACTGTAAGGCACAAATAATGTACTAATTATGTACTTTATATGTGCTTTATTTTTTTATACTTGTTTTAAAAGAAAAGTATGGAGTGATCTAATGTACCCTAATAATACATATTATCCTCAAGTACCATATCAGCAACCTGTTTATCCAAATACTAATTATCAAAATCAAACACCTAAGTTTAATATGAATAATCAGTATCAAGACAATAGCAAGAACAGCGATAACATTAATCTTATTTATGTCAAAGACTACGATTCAGCTAAAGATGTAATACTGCAACCAAACCAAAGAGCATGGATAATGAATACCAATTGCCAAGAATTTTATATTAAAACTTCTGATGGTATGGGAGTTAGCACTTTAGATTGTTATCAGTTTACGAAATTTGACCCTAAAACGAGAGAAATTAAGTTAGGCGAGCAAGATATAGACTACATAAAAAGAGCCGAATTTGATGCCTTAAAATCGAAAATAGAGGTATTGGAGAAAAACATATCAAGCAAATCAAAAACTAATAAGAAAGTAGATGATTGATTATGGGAAACGATTTAGCAAATATGTTATCTAAGAGTTCGCAACCGACAAATAACTTAAGTACAATAACCAACATGTTAAAAGGAGTAAAGAATCCTACTGATATGTTAACGAATATGGCAAAGAATAACCCTCAGGCAAATATGATTTTAAATGCTATGAAGAATGGCGGTAATCCTAAAGATATGTTTTATGAATTAGCAAAACAAAGAGGAGTTAATCCGGAAGAAATCATCAATATAGCAAAGAATATATCAGGTAATAACTCATAAGGATCCGATGAGATTATTATAAATTTATTAATTAAGTGAGGTAATATTTATGGATAGTGGTTCAGGAATGAGTCCTGCAGATATTTCCGCTCTAACAGGTGGGAATAGTGGCTTCGGCGGAAGCTCAATGTGGATATTTGCAATCCTTATTTTATTCTTGTTTAGTGGGAATGGATTTGGATTCGGAGCGAGGGGATATGAACCTCAGTACGCAACTCAGCAAGACGTTCAGTACACAAGCCAGTTCGGTCAATTGCTTGATGGCAACAGAGATATTATAAATAATATCACTAGCGGTACTGCACAAGCTGTAGCTGCTACAAACCAAGCTAAATATGACAACATCAATGTAATGAAAGATGTACAGATGGCTTTAGCAGGTCAGATAGCAGATGTAAAAACAATGGAGCAAAATATACTTGGCAACCAGAATGAATGTTGCTGTAGCACTAAAATGCTGATAGCTGAAACAGGCGCAGGGATAAATTCGAACATAGCTCAAAACAGATATGAAGCGGCTATGAACACTGCAAGCATTAATGCTAATACTACTGCTCAAACACAAAAGATTCTTGATGCTATTATGGGCAACAGAATGGCAGACATGCAGAATCAAATTAATAGCTTGCAACTCCAGACCGCCATGTGTGGTGTGGTCAGATATCCTAATGCTACTACATACAATGCAGGAACATCTCCGTTCTGTGGTGGCTGTGGCTGTAACTAATTAAATAATTTGCGTATATCTACGCTATGTATAGGCGGTGATATACCGCCTATTAAAATTAAATTATGGGGGAATAATATATGTCATGTTGTAATAACTTAAAAAGAAGAAACTATAAATCGATTGAAAGAACTTTTAATTCAATGGAACAGCCTTTTATAGCTAGCGGAACAACTCTTAATCTTCTTGGTACTAAAGCAACCGATACAGGATGTTCTATTGATACAAATGTAAATAGCTTTACGCTTAATTGTAATGGTACGTATCATCTTTGCTGTGATGCAACAGTAGAACCGACAGGAGCGGGCGATTTGGTTTTACAAATATATAAAGACGGAGTACCTTTGCCTTGCGCAATTTGTACTGCTACTGTAGCTGCAGGAGATACATATACTTTGCACACAGAAACAGATTTGTTTTTAAAAGAAGACGATGTGCTTAGTTTTGAATTAAGTGGTGTTGCAGGTAGTGCAACTTGGGTAGGAGCTTCATGCGTTAAATGGGCATAAATAATTCTAACAATGCTAATATGCAATTTGATTTTCTTGATATTATTTCTATTATTAATTTCTTTATAGGGCTAAGAAACTTTAATGAAACAATAGAACAGGGTAGCACACAAGATATAATCAATAGCAAAACGCATGATATACATGAGCATCTTACTAACCAAGACAAAAAGATAGATGAAATATTAAAACGCTTAGAGGTGATAGAGAATGACAATAAAAGAAATCTACGAGAAGATAATTGAACATCAGATTGAGGGCGTAATGTTTCACGAGCAAACATCAAAAATGCTAGACTTCTTGGGGTTCAAAGGATTGAAAATGTGGCAAGAATACAGATACTTTTCTGAAAGCGCAGAAATGAAAAGTATAAATAGATATGTTATTAATCATCATAGTATGATGGTTAGAGAGGGAGAGCCTAAAGATCCTGAGATTATACCTATGTCATGGTATGGGTATAAAAGAGAAGAAGTAGATAATAGAACAAAACAATCTGCTTTAAAAGATTTATTTTCAAGACTAAAAGCATGGGAAACAGAAACCAAAACTTTATATTGCGATATGTACAAAGAAGCATGCGATGGCAATTATATAGCTGATGCGGTTAAAATAAGAGAACTTATATGTGAAGTAGATAAAGAATTAAAATACATTGATAAAAGGCACCTCGAATATAAGACCGTTGATTTTGATTTAGGCTATATAATGGAACAACAATGGTACTTAAAAGATAAGTATAAAAAGAAACAAAAAGAATTGTTTTGTTGAAATTAGCGTGGGGAACCACGCTATTATTTTTAAATGTTTCATGTGAAACATTATGATATAATGCTTTATATAAAAGGAGAAGTGATAGTATGGAAGCAATACAATTAAAGTTGCTTTATGAGGAAAAAGAATTTTTAAAGTCAATAGCTGCAAAAAACAGAATGACGATGTCACAGTATGTAGAAAACCTTTTAAATGATGAAGTTAGAAGATTAATGATGATCGATAAATCTTATGCACCTGATAGATATAAATATATGGTAAATGTTCTTCTTGATGAAGATACAATGGAATACACAAGTTTATATAAAAAGATGTATGTATCAAAAGAGTTTGATAGCTTTTCAGAATATGTAAGGCATTTAATAAAGCAGGACGTGAAGAAAAGATATAAGAACAGTAAAAAGAGCAAGTAACAATACCTGCTCTTTTTTATTAGTATGTTCTTTTGCGCCTTTTCCTTTTGTGAGTAGGCACCCAAACTCTGCCCCAGTTTCTTGTATTCATATAATGTCCTTTAACTGTGGTTTTGTTACTACAGCTATTAAAGATAGCTTTTAATATTAAAAATAATGTTATCATATTTAATTCCTTTCTGTTGTTCTGTTCGGAACAATAGTATTATTCCGAGAAATAATCTTTAAAGTAATATATTAACGCTGCAAATAAAAATAGAATATCCACAATAATGAAGATTATTAATGATAGTTCCATATACTTTAATCACCTTTATGTTTAAACATGTACCTTAATGCAAACCATAAGTATAATAGGGACGCTACAGCAACTAAAAATATTTTCATTTTTTATTCTCCTGTTCAGTTACATCGGATATTACGTTTGAAAATTTATGATTAAAACAATAATGTTTTGAGCTTAATAAGTACCCTATTCTGTCCGATTCATAATTTGTACATATACCTAATTTATCATTGTTACTATCAAAATATTCACAATTGCCACAACAATCATTTTTCTTCATTTTCTATGCTCCTTTATATGGTCGCAAATACATATCCATATACATAATAGTAAAGCACTCCCGCTTAAAATAGAAAAAATAATATATAATGTGTGGATCATTTTTTCTCCTTTAAATATATCTTAGCAAGTATAGCGTACCCTGCCAAATCGAGCAGCGTATCTAATTCCGATTCTCCGGTATTAGTAACTGATTCATTAAGTATAAGTATTTGTTTTAACCTGTTTAGTTTGTCTTGTATGCGAAGTAATAGCACAGCGTTTCCGTATTCATCAGCTGTCTTAGTAAAACTATCACCATACTTTTTATTCTTTTGTTTAAGTACATTAGCAAGCTCAATACAAGCTTCATTTATTTTTTCTTCTGTCATTTAATTATTCTCCTTGTTCTAATCTTTTATATTCCATATATTCTGAGTATGCTTGTTCTAAAAGCTTTGTTGTTTGTGGTTCTTTAAATTCATAATCTGTATCATCATCAAAAACACAAGCACAGTGAGCTAGCAATTTTACTATATCATTTTGATTACTTGATATTAGATACATAGTAAAATCACCATTTGATTTAATCCTATCAATTAAGCAAAACCCGAATGCCATAAGTTTTTTCAATTCATATATTTTTTCCTGTTCCACTGTTTTTCTCCTTTATTTGGTTGTACACTAATTTTATTAGTTTCTCCGCAAATATTTCTTCATTGTCGCTTTCTGTAATGTGTCCATCATAATGCAAATCACAAATACAGGCGTTATTTAATACCATCTCCTGTAATTCTGTTGGCGATAATTTTAAAAAATATTTATTTTCTTTTTTAATAAGGTTGGATAATTGTATCCCAAATAGCCAAAGCTTCTTCAATTCATCTGTTTTTTTCTGTTCCATTTTTTATTCTCCTTTTATTTCATATTCGCCGATATTTTTATTGCCTGCTGGGTAAAATTCAAACTCCATACCATTATAAAAAACTTTGCTGTCTTGTCCAAAATGAAAAAATCTTAATAGCCCACAGGGTAAACAATCAAGGTGCCAATCATCAGGATTTCTCCATACTTTCATAACATCAGCACCACCAGTTGCTTTTGCAATCGGGTTTTCTTCATTATCAAGAAGTATAAACCACATAATATTAAAGCCACTATCGTGGTGTATACTGGTCGGTAAAATTATAACACTCGTAAATTCCAATCCCCACTCGGCTTCCTTAAGTTCATCTCCTAGAGCCAACTCATAAAAATATTCTTTGTCTTTATCAATTATGTTTTCCCTACCCATTATTACAATTAAGCCCCTTAATATTAACAGATTTTATCTCAACAGTATTTCCCTGCGGTACAATGACTTCTTTTAAAATACCAAATGTAAATAATTCTTGTATCATATCTTTGACCTTATCTTTATCAACACACTCACTCATCCAGCCTTCAATTTCCTCGACTGTGAACGTACCCAGTAGATTATACCGTATTTTTTCAAGAATAATATTAATAACATAAATTCTTAAATCAAGGTGTTTTTGCATTTCTTGTATGCCTTCAATATTTACCATATATTTTTTCATTTTTATTCTCTCCTTACTACTTTTCCAACCCGGTAATATTTTCATAGTGTTTTCATAAGCTTCTATAAGCTTTTCATATAACCACTTATTCGCACATTTTGAACACAGTATTTCGTTATCTGATATTTCTTGATATGGAGTATATAAACCTATTACCTTATTACATCTATTACAAATTTTCATTATTTATTCTCTTTAATTCCACCTCCACAATTTATGCCACCACTTTTTATTATTTTGTTTTTGGACTCTTTCTATCTTAACAAATTCTATAAGCCCTATTTTGAATAACATTTTAATATAATCAATTATAGTTGTATCTGTATCAATCCCATTGCATGAAAAAAATGTTAATATAGTATCTAATGAAGTACAGCCGTAAAATTTTATAACATCAAGTACAACTATTGCATCGTATGGTATAGACATAAAATTTTTATATTGTGATTGTTCAATACCGGTAATTGGTATTCCGTGTAGTTCATCTGGATATTTCAGTTTGATTAAATAATAATATTCTTTTATTTCAATTTCACCTTTCCGCATTTATTCCACTTTAGTGGAATTTTTCACTTGATCTAAATCATAAAAAAATCCAAATTCATCATTGTATTTTAACTGTATGCCATGTTTATGTATTATGCTTTGCAAATCTCTGATGTCAGAGTTTCGATAAGTTAATTCACCACGTAAATGTAAAGCGTATAAACTTATTGCTAAAATTATTAATATTAATATTGTTGTTATAGTCATAAGTTTACACCTCTATATTTATAGTAATAATATCTTTACTATCTAACTCTAAGAGTAGTTCTTTAAATTTTTCTTTTTCTGTATTACTTAATCTATCATCAAGTATTTTATCCCAGTTATTTTTTATATATTTTTGTTCTAAATCTACTGTAAGTAAATCATCAATACTCACGCCTAATATTCTAGCTGTATTAACTATAAAATTAATACTTGGACTATGTTGCTTTTTAGACCGTGATATATATCCTAAACTAACCCCTACCGATTTTTCAAAATTCCCAATATTTAAATCATTTTGTTTTATCAGGAATGCTATATTTTTAAAAAGTATATAATTATTTATTTCTGCTTTTTGGCTCATGTTTTTATACCTTTCTGTGTTGTGTTATAATATTTGTATCGGCTCCCTGCACCTCTGATTCATGTGTACCAATGGGAGAGTTTTTTATTTTTCTTCTTTATTGTATATGTAACAAATTAAATCAAGTATTAATTTTAATATCCACGCTATCACTAATACAGATGCAAATATAACAATAGCTACTAATCCTAGTGCTATTACTATTTTAATAATAAACCAAAACATCGTTACTATACTTATTTCATTCATAGCTTACTCCTCTTTATTATCAAGCATATCTTTATGTACAAAACCTTTAATTAATTCTAATTGATGTTCGAACGCTTTCTTTTCAAGCTGTTGCATAGCATCAATAAGTTCTAATATAGTTGTTTTAAATCTAATCAAAGATATGTGTATACATCCTGCGTAAATAGCTATTATAATAACCAACAGTATAAGTAATAAGTTTAATGTCATAATAAAAAACCTTTCTTTGTCAATCATTTAAAGATATTTTTGTTATTGTTATTTCGGTTCGTGGTGATTCTTTATCGTAATAAACTCTAGATCCATCCATACTTGCAATTATTTTAGAGTTATCGTCTGCTACTACTTTGTAGGCTACCAATACATCACAAGTAGCTTCTTGTAGGTTCACTAAATCTACACGTCTTCTGGTTGGCATATAGTATATTGCTTCAAGATTAATAGGGTAATCTATATTAAGGTTTTTATTTTTAATAAAGAATCCTGCTGATTTTTCATAGTCCTTATATAGTTTGCTAGGCATGATAAAAGGTCTGCCATGAGCCATTACTATTCTTTGGCTGTTCTTTTTAGTTACAGGTGCAAGAGGGATAGTAAACTGGCATACTATTTCATTACTCATATAATCACCACGTTATTAATAAATTAGAATGGTAAATCGTTATCTTCTTCCATTGTATTATTCATATCAAACTTTTCTTGAGAATAAGATTGCCGTTTTGATTGTTGCTGTGATGATTGTTCTTGTTCATAACTATCTTTTTTAGAACTACAGAAATTACATTTTTCGATAATTAGTTCGTTTACGTATCTTTTTTCATTATCTTTTTCATAAGTTCGCGTAACAAGTTTACCGCTAATAACAGCCATATCGCCTTTCCTAAAATAGTTGCATATAAATTCTGCTAGTTTTCCCCATGCAGAGCAGCTTAAAAATAAAGATGATTCGTTATCTTTAAATTTTTCACTCCATGCGATGCGAGGATGGGTAACTGCAGAACCGCTTTGTGTGTGTTTAAGTTCCGGATCCTCTACAAATCTTGCCTGTAATATAAGTGTGTTTAACATAATTATTTCTCCTTAATATCAGTTTTACCTGTTAGAAAATATTTTTTAAAAGTTTCTTCTCCGAGTATCTGCTTGCATTCTTTATCAAGATGGGTTTCAAATATTTCGTCTGTAAGGCTTTCTTTGTTTATCGTAGTTATTATTTCATCAAATATTTTAGATATTCTTTTTTCGCCCATACCTAAAGTTCTGTTACAACAAATAACGAATACTTTTAGAGTTGCAAGTATAGTTTGAAGTTCTATTTTAGCTTTGTTTTCAATGAAATATCGCTGAGAATAAATTTCTAGTTCCTTTTGTAACTTGCTGCGCTCCATCGAAGTCAGAGAACGGACAGTTTTAAAATTACAATTAATAATAATCACCACCTAACATGCAATTATTTCGTCGTCGTCATCGTATTCTTCATCATAATAGTAGTAATCCTCGTCATCGTTTTCATCGTCTTCATCATTTGTATCATCAGTAATTATTTCTCTATCATTCTGCAGTTTGTTTTTTTGGTTTTGCGAAAACACAAATAGATTAAAGTTGTTGGCTCTAATAGTTTGCGAATCACATAAAGCTACTTGTAATGTGCTAACAATAAGCCATACTAAAATCCCAAAAAACATAAACCCTATAATATCGAAAGTATAATTACAAAGTTTATAAATATATTTTTTCATATTGTTTAATTCCTTTTTTGTTGTATTTTTGTTTTAAGATTCTATTATTCGTTTTATTTCCTTATGGTTTTGAGGCGTTTCAGGCTGTATTATGTCATTCATATTACATCCCAAAGCATAACATATCTTGTCAACAGTTTCCCCCAATAAATGTTTGGTATGACCAAGTGACCACATGTTTACTGTTTTGTAGCAAAGCCCCGTCATCCTGCAAAGCTTAGCTAAAGATATATCTCTTTTCTTTAAATATTGTTTGAGAACCACTTTCATTATTTATCACCACCTATCAAAGAATTTAATTTAACTATTAATTTTTCTGCATCGTTTTCAGTTATTTCAGATAAGCTTTTACCTATATGTTCTGCTAAAAGCAAAGATATATCTTTGATGGCTTGCCCTGATTTGGCTGAATATTGCTTGATTAATGAATTGATCGTATTTTTTTTTATCTCAAATGATGATGTAGTATTTTGTTCAGACTGAACTTCCGGCAAATCTTCTCCGGCATAAATATATAATCCTAACCCAAACATCGCCAAATTCTTAACCAGGCAACGCATGATTGTTTTGTTGATGTCAAACATCGTTGCAGCTTCAACCACTAATCCCTTTTTATATTTAGTGTTGTATGTATAAGGTGAAGATTTCATAGCTTTGTTAGCACTGTCCATTACAGGCAACCACATCTCATGAGTAAGGTCATCTATCGTTACGCTTGTAAATACCATATACCCTGTGTTTTGATCGTATACATACGGAAGATTATTTTCTCCAAACCTCTTTATTTCGTACGTTGCATTAGGATAACGCTTTTTGATATCAGCCCAAGCATAAGCCCAAGATAAATAACTCAGTCCGTTTTTCTTTTCTACATGATCGTTTACATTAACTTCAAACAATGTGTCAAATGTAGTGGGATCTTTCTTTTTTTCGCTGACTTTTTCCTTTGTTTTTTCTTTTTGTTTTTCTTTCATAATTTGTTCCTCTTTCTTCTTTCAACATTTTAAGATTAATTTTCAACAAAACCTGCTTGCGTAATATGTTTTGTTTGTGTATGCGTTATATACACATAATAATTGAGGTTTTGTTAACCTATGGTTTTATTATACCATACATTATTATTTATTGCAACTGTTTTTTCTTATAAAATAGTAAATCTACCATTTATACAAAAACCGCCGCCTTTGTTTGGGTAAAATGTAAATTGATAAAAACAATGCGAATATATTACAATATATAGATTAGTATATCTGATAAATATATTAATTATAATTAAATATAAGGTGGCGTAAATGTATGGTACAGACTAAAAAATTGTATAAGTGCAAAATCTTTTATGAAACCACTCAGGATGGAAAAGAGGTGCTTGAAGTAAATAATGATTTATCCAATATGTTTATAATGGACAGATTATCATTAAAATGTTTTTGTGGTGGTCTTAAAACCGGCAACAGGTATTACAATATTGTGTCTGTATATGTAGATGGAAAATGGATACATCCGGCGAAATTTATAGAATACTTATTTTCAGAAGGAGTAGAAATTTAATATGTCAAATTTTAAGAAAAGATATAAATCTATAGACAAAAAAGAGTTTTTGGAATTATATGAGAGCGGAAAAACATTCAAAGAGATTGCAGATATTTTAGGTAATATAGAGGTCAACGTACAGAAGTTTTATTATGAGAACTGGTTTGCATGGCAACGATTAGAAATAGACAGGATCAGGCATAAAAATATACATAGCAAAGAGGAATGACGATGGATTATTCAGGTTTTTATAAGCCATACCTAATACATATTGTAGGTGTAGGTGATGATATATGGAGCATAGCAAAGAGATACAACGTCACGCCAAAAGATATAATTGCTATGAATAAAGGCAAACAACTATATAATTTACAAATCGGTGACGAAATTAAGATCCAAAGTATATAGAGAAAAGGTGATTACAATGTTTAAAAAGATAATATTATTTATTTTCCTTTCTGCACAGTTAATAGCCCTATCTGCACAATGTCCGGCACAAGCAATTACGCCTGAAGAGCTACATGAGCAAATAAAGTATGCAATAATTTTGGTTAGAAAAGCCGAACAAAGATTAAGATTAAAAAACCCTGAGTTAACCAATACGTTTATAAAAGAGCGAACCAATGATGATGGGCATGATGCAGAGGTTATGCTTAGAAATTTATTCCCGAGAGAATACTCAGAATATATAGACGCAAAATCTGTTTTGGATGATTTGTTATATACACAATATTTAATGTTTGCTAATGGAGGTATCAAATAATAAGGTGGTGATATAAATGGCGTGGACTGTAATGTCATGGCTAATGTCGGGGATTGCTCTTGCCGGAACTGTTCTAAATGCAGAAATGAATATTTTAGGTTTTCTTTTCTGGTTAGTATCTAACTTGTATATGACAATACGATTTGCATATATAGGCGAATACGCACAGGCGACATTATTCTTAGTGTATTTCCTTTTAGCTATTAGAGGAATTGCAGTATGGAGAAAGAAAAATAAGCATGTACGTTAAGTACATGCTTATTAAAATAAAACAGAAAGGGATGTCTTAATGCATATATTTAAAATGCTTTTATAAAGGAGCGGTACGACCTTAAACGTCATACCTGATATAATAATAAAATGAATTAAAAGACAAGTCAAGAGGAGAAATTATGGAATTATTCGAGATGACAGAAAAGCAAAAGACATATATAAAAAGGCTTAAAGAAAATAAATTCAAACGAATAAATATTCTGTACGGATCTGTACGTTCCGGCAAGACTTATATATCGTTAATCGGATGGGCTTTCTGGGTAGCAACGATGCCAAAGAGTGGCAAATTTTTAATGTGTGGCAAAACCTTAAAGTCACTCGAACAGAACTGTTTGGATACTTTGGTTGATTTAATAGGTGAAGAACATTTTAGCTACAGTATAACCACAAAGAGGGGGGAGCTGTTTGGTAGGAAACTATATTTTGAGGGAGCAAATGACAGTACAAGTGAGCAGAAAATACGTGGACTAACTCTTTATGGAGCGTATATGGACGAGATAACTCTTACCGACGAGGGCTTTTTCAAAATGCTTCTATCACGTCTATCTAAACCTAATGCAAAATTCTTTGGTACTACTAACCCCGACAGCCCAAACCATTGGCTCAAAACAGATTTCTTAGATCGAGCTAATGACTTAGATATTTTTGTAGATAAATATACTATTGACGATAACACAACGCTTAGCCCTGATTTTGTTAGTAGCCTTAAGAAAGAATACAGCGGTATATACTATGACAGATTTATTCTAGGTAACTTTGTAAGGGCAGAGGGGCTTGTGTTTCCGCAGTTTGCAAATGAAACATATAAGTACCTCATCGAACCACAATCAGCACTGATCAGAGTAGCTAAAAGCCCTGAATATAAAATAGTGTTGGGAGTAGACTTCGGTGGTAATAAATCTAAAACATGCTTTATTGCTACTGCGCTATCTACTGACTATAAATACATGTATGTACTGCAAAACCACATGGTACAAAGTGATTATGGGTTTAATACAGACAATATAAATTCAGATATAAATCAAGATGATTTAAACTACAGCATAGATACAACCAAGATATGCGTAGACCTGTATAAGTTTGTCGAAAAGATTGTAAATGAGTACGGAACTGTAGATTATATATTTTGTGATTCCGCATCGCCTACGATGATTAATTCTGTACGTGCATATTTTAGAGATAACGGAAAGAGATATAGCAATATATTACCTGTAACAAAAAACCCTGTTGCAGACAGACCTAAGGCAATAGACAAACTGTTTAACACCGGAAGATTAAAAGTATCGTCTGATTGCGATATATTGATAACCGCTCTTAAAGATTTAGTATGGGATAAACGGAGAGAAAACATACCTGAAGATTTAAATATACATAACGTAAATGATATCTATGATGCGTTTTGCTATTCATGGATAGAGTTTGCTCACCGCATTGACTATATTGTATAGTAAAAGATATGTTGCGTATCTTTATATGTTGTGATATAATACAAATAACAAACTGTTAAAAGAAAGAGAAATGAATATGAAAGAGTTAGTTGAAATACGTGGTGCAAAAGCTGTAACCACTAGTATTAAGGTCGCCAAATATTTTGGCAAAGAGCATGAGAGAGTGCTAAAAGAAATCTCTGAACTCGAATGTACAGACAAGTTCAAGAAAGAAAACTTTATGCGTGTTCGAGGATATTATGTCATGACAAAAGACGGCTTTACGTTTTTGGTAATGGGGTATAAAGGCAAGAAAGCATCTAAATTTAAAGAGGAATACATTAAAGCCTTTAATATCATGGAAACGCTTGCGACAAATAAACAGACGGCAGAATACAAGCAAGCACGAATAGAGGAGAAAGCAGTATCTAAAAAGCAAATGGATAACCTAAAGAATTCGTGTACTGATATTAAGCCGTTCCAATATATGAAAGCAAATACAATAGCCGACAAAGCGGTATCGCTTAAATTCGGCTATCCAAAAATGATAAAGAAGCATGATATGACATCAGATATGTTAAAAGAAAGAGGAAAAATTCTAGAACAAACAACAGCATTAATGATTGCTAAGAATCTTGGAGTTAGTATAGAAAGTATTTCTGATGTCATCTACAATCATATTAGAGTACACTAATATTTTCAAGTAGAAAAACCGACTTGAATTTGTTTATTTTTTATAATATGAACTGTATAGTGTTTAAATGCTCATAAAGGTATCAAATTTTAGTTTTTATTTTCGGAGTATAATTTCACCTTTAAACTATAAACTCTTGAATTTGATATAAAATTTTAAACGTAATGAGTATTCTAAATCAAATTATCAACCGCATAATATTTTTTTTAGATGAAATCTAATGGTTGTAAGTCTAGTTTCATCCAACCTCACAAACAATCAATAGAATTGTTTATTCGGTTTGGATGTGTAAGTGATTAACTACTTTTATTTTCTTTTATTAAGTAAAGAAAGAATAGTATTAATTGTTTGTACGTTCAGATGAGTAAACAATTTTTAATTGTTTGTGAAGCTGAATGTGTTTTATTATGTAAGCTAAAGTTTATATCTATAACCAATAATCAATTTCTTTGTTTGGATTTGAGCATAAGAATACTCCTGAGCTGTATCAAAAGTATCCTTATGCAATTCTTTAAAGGGTAATTTCCCCGCTTATCATCTCGCACTCGAATTGTTGTGTATCATTGCTGTACCTATACCCCCAGCCATACACAACCACTCCACGTTTTCACGTTATAGGTCTCCAACCGAGCAAGTTTATTAAGGTGTCTCGTCTCTGCTGACACCTGACGTCTCCGGCATTTGATTATGTCGGTTTAACGGCACACTATTTTATGACGGCTGTGCGAACCTGTAAGTTTTATAGAGCATTTACCTCACATATAACCTCTCAAAACACATTGTTTTGCCGTTACATATAGCAAAACACCTTGAAGCTGCTTACTGCCAGGGTTTATTGTCAAGAAATGCCCAACAATAAACAACTTCAAAGTGTTTTAGTTTTCTTATGCTTTCTTCATTTCTTGACCATATTATGATACCACGTTACAATACCCAAGTCAATACTTCAAGTAGAAAAAATTATCTTTTTTTGTATGTTCTACCTAGTAAATAATACATTGTTATAATTCAGCGTTGATTTGATGCATAATGCACAAAGATACCGTAAAATAATAATTAAATCTCCGGTGATAAATACTTCACCGGAGTTTATTTTTGCTTTTTAAATCTATTAAGTAGTCCATAGCTTCAGATTTGCGTTGAAATTCTGTGCCTATTATCTTATAGCATTTTTTCAGTGTGAGTGTTTTTCCGTCTTTGTCTGTTTCGGTAAAGGGATTACATAAGTTTTTAATTTGGAACGCTACATTTTCATAGCTTGTACCTTGCACAAGGCAATAGTCAGTACGCAATATCCCTTCAGGTTCTTCTAATTTATCCACCTCTCTGGTATTAAATCTCACTACATACCAGAATTTTTGTTCAGCCATTTGTATAATTCCTTTCTTTATTTTATTCTATGAATTTTAGCACGTCTTTTCTCGTACACGTTTTTGCGTTTTTTAGGGGGTTTTGTTTTAGGCTCAGGTTTACATCCTGCGATTAAAAAACCGGCGGAAATTGCCATTAAAATCCAAGCTAGCAATATCATTTTACTACTTCCCTTTTATATAGTACATCTTTGAATGTTTCGTTATTTAATTCTTCGAGGGTAATATCTTTAGTGCATTTATTTTTAGTTGCAAACTTTATACCGGAGTAATCTCTTTGTTTTGGACGTTTATTATCGTTCTTAATCGGAAATTTTATTTCACCGCTTTTTATTTTTTCGGTAAGTTCTATTAAATCTTCTTTTGAAATTATATCTCTGCCATTGTAGCCGTTGGATTGTTGCGCTTTAATAGGTTCGGTGAACGCTTTTTCAACGCTCCATTTATTTTTATTCAGTCTTTGTTTGAGTGTATCGTACGGCGCACCTAAAAGGTTAGCCCATCCGCAAAGAGTGTTCTGTACTCCATTGTATTCATACACTCTGTTATATACTCTTTGTTCTACATCGTGGTCGAATTTAAACTCGCCCAGTTTGTCAACATATTCTGGAGCGTTATTTAATATATACTCCCACAGTACACGTTTAATGAATGACTGTCTATTAGAAACTACGTTGTCTAAAAAGTATAGTATCATCATATCTTCTTCTTTGTACGTGTACATGTCCGCATAAACACGGCGCACTCGTGTTTTATTAAAATTAGAAACTACGTTTTTTCTATACTCTTTTTTTTCTTCAGGGGTCAAGTCTTTATAAGACTTGCCCCCGAAAGAATCTGAGTAGTCGAAAAACTTTTTACCCATTAAAAATCTCCCTCCTCATCCCATTCATCATCGCCGTACAGATAATTTTCATCAATTATATTCAGAGGGTTTCTACATTCAGGGCAGAGGTTTATTATCTCCCCATACCCCGAACAGTATTCCACTGTATCATTAATATCAAATACACACCCACATCTTTTACAATACATATTCATTATCCATTACCTCTTTCTTTTATTCTTCGTCATAGTTTATGTGATATTTTATGCTGTTTATTTCATCTTCATCGGCACATAATTCAGTTCGAGATATACAATCTTCACAGTAATATTCATCGTTTATTTTAAACATTGAGTCATATTCATAACCGCAACATACACACTTTGTGCCGGGTTTTCTTTCCTTTTCAAATTCATCATTGCAACAGGATTTGCAAATGTACACATCATAATCACATATTTGATATGCTTCCTCACCATGATGTAGTTCTTTACCACATATATTACAAGTGCATACAACAATATTGCTTATTCTTTCCAGCATTTCTTCGTGGTTTTCACGTTCTCGTTCTACCATATCTACCCAATCCATTTATTTTGCCTCCTTTAAGTGGTCTTTGAATTCTTCTAAGTCTTGATAATCTGTTCGGACGTATACTATATCATCAAGTGTTTCTTCAGTGTAGCCGTTTAAGCTTGTTACAAGCTCGATTTCTTCATCGGTTGCTATGCCATAATCTATTATTTGTATAGCTTTTTGTATTGTTGTGTTGCTTATATCCATGTTTAAATTCCTTTCTGTTTTGGTATGGTTGCTTTTTGGTTATATTTACGAGTGAATTTTTAAATATCCCTCTATCGTTGCGGTTGGTAATTGGTCGTGCGTTGGTTGGTGGTCGTTGATATCAAGTAGCATTTCTCTTAAATCATATTCTTGCTGTTCTTCAAACTCATAATCATCATCACTATGGATATATTGTCTATCTACAATCTCCCAGTTTTTAATTATATACGTTCCATTATCCCAGTTGTCATAGTCTAGCTTTTCAAATTTATCTATTCCCAGTGAGTTAGTACCACCGAAAAAGTTGCCTATTACTTGACATAATCTAGCCCAGCCGTAGCTATCTTGTTCAGGCGGTCTATATCCTTTAAGTTTACAGTAGGCGAGAAACGCTTCCACGCTATCTCTACCACCGTTCCAGTGGAGATATACTCCAATTTGTTTATCTTCAGTGCTTATTACTGCTCTATTACCCATATTATTTAATTCCTTTCTATTCAAAAATTATTTTGTATTTGTTATCTATTATTTTTTCTACTGTGTAGCCTGGATTGTCTTGAATGCAAGAGTAAGTAGCTCTTAAATCGTCTATATCTTCAAGGTCAATACAAGGTACATACGATGGGTAGGTATCTTGATACTCAATGTTCCAAGTTTCACTATAAAGTTCGTTAGTGTTATAAAAGTATTCAATGTAAGTGGATTCGTATCGATTATCCCAATCCCATTCATCACAATCGTCCCAGTCACGCCCCAAATCGTCTGCTTTTTTTCTAGCTGCTGCATATTCGGGCGTCTTTATGTGGTACATGCTTATAAATTGCATGGTATCATCATCGAGTAGTACCAAAACTTTTATTTCGTTGTCATCATCTGTTGGTGCGTCGTCTACCCAGCCAATTAATTTTTTAATTCTTTTCATGTTTAATCCCTTTCTTCATCATCATAAATTTTAAAGTCTGACATTATCATTAATGGTTTGTTTTTTTCGTTGTCAATTACAATCATTTTTTCATTTTTGGTTTTAGCTGTAACATTATAGTACATATCAATACTGTTAAACCAGTTGCAAAAATGCTCTATGGCTTGCGGTATGGTTTGACATTCAACGCCCTCAAAAGTTATATCTGAGGGGGCTGTTTGTTTAAAGTCGGGGTAGTATTCATCATATGTTAATATCATATTTGTTTAATTCCTTTCTTATCCTAACCATTGCTGTTCTATTTCTTGATAGTCACAACCTAAAATGTAGGCTAACTGTTCGAATACGTCGTCAATGACTAACCAGTAGTCAGTACCTAAAAATTCGGTTATATTTCCAGGTTTATCGAGCCACTCATACAAATCATCAAAAGTAATATTATCTTTTAGCAGTTTACCTTTTTCAGATTGTGGGTATTCTTCAAGATACCAGTCTTTAATTTTGGTATGCATATTTTGTTGGTATACCCAGCGTTTTTGCTCCTCGATTTTTTCATATATGTCATCGCCGTATATATCAAACAACATTTGCTTTAATGATTTCACGCCTTTTCGCTCCTTTTTAAAAGCTCTTCAACTATTATTTCAATCATATTTTGCCAGTGGATTATATCCAGCTCATTTTGTTTAATACGGCGTTCAAATATATCTTTTTTAATATCCTCGTTCATATAATCCTCGTAGGCGTCCTCTATCCATTGTACGTTTTCTTTTATGGCAAGTTTAAAAGAGTGATAGTCCATTTCTAACCCTGTTTTGCTTTTTGCGGTTACACGCTGTTTGTAGGTTTTCTCGTCGTTTTTTAAAAATGTTTCTAAATTTTCCATTTTGTTTAATTCCTTTCTTTTTTTAGGTTGATATTTCACGTGTGAAAGTTTAGTCAAATATAAGTTTGCCTTTATATATCTTTGCTGCTCGTCCAATATACATTCCAAATCCTTTGTCTTTGCATAATGGTTCGTTATTTTCAAAAATTACTTTACTAAACCAACTTTCACACTCCCAACAGTTTGTTTTGTTATTCCATATTTTAATACAAGGTTTGTATATAATATTGTAGTAGTGTTTTAGTTTTAACCTTAATTTTAAAGCTATTTGCGGTTTGTTTTTTAATAATGCATTATGAAAATATTCAATATATTTTTTCTCAAGTTCAGATAGTTTAGCTCTCATATTTTTTTAATTCCTTTCTTTTTATTCATTCAAAAACTGTTCTATATCGTTGTAACCGGTTTTGTAATATATTACATCGTTTAAACTTTTTTCATTATATCCATTTATACCGGTAATTAATTGTAGTTCGCTTTCTGTTGCTATCCCGTTGTCTATTATTTCATCCCATATTTTGTTCAATTCCATTTTGTTTGACTCCTTTTTGTATTATGTTTTTTGTTTAATTCTTTTTTGTTGTGATAATGTTTAAAATGGTTTTTATCTTTTAGCTACAGCCTCCAACTCCTACGCGCGATTTTCACGCCCGCGTTTTTTAGTCGCTCCACTATCTTTTTGAATAGCTTCATGGCATACTATACAACAAGACTGCTCCAGTTGTTCAGTTTTCAATGTACACGACTTCAATATACAAAAGGTAATCTTCAAGCTTTTAATTAGTTGTTTTAGACGTTCTCACGCTCTCAAAACTACTTATTAATAGTGTTGATTTGTTATTATATATTGACTTGTCAAAGTGATAAGGGTATATATACAAGCGTTATACATTGATTTGTTACCGCTTTTCTAGTCACTTTGCTAGCGCCTTAGTAACTCAATCATTATATATTGAGGTCGAGCTTTTTGCTCTCACTCGTTCGCCTGTGATTATATTATATCACGTTATTAACAACAAAGTCAACGCTTTTGTATCACAAACATTTCTTAATTTTTAGTACTCTTTTTGTCTATTTTGACAAATGTTTTTTTTACGCTTATATTTGTATATATAGGCGCTCTTTTTGTCTATACATACTTTTACATTACTTAATTGAAACGGAGGCTTTTACATGCATTTTTCAACACCACGTAAACTCACAAACACACGCAAACACAAACAAACACTTACACGCTTCAACGCCCAACAATTTATCGACCTCTGTAAAATTCAATGTACTATTACAGAAATTGCCAACTTTTTCCATATTACAATTGACGAACTAGACAAACAATGTTGTAAGAGTTTCGGCATTCCTAGCCATATTGCACAAAAAGAATTCAATTCAGAGGGCAAAATTAGTTTAAGACGCGCACAATTTAAAACAGCAACTGAAAAAGGAAATCCTATTATGCAAATATGGCTTGGCAAAAACTATTTAGACCAGTGCGAAGACCCAGCGAAGAGGGCGCAAGAAGAGCAAAAACAGGAAACACTCAACAGCATTATCGAAGCAATAAAAAACGTTTAAGCCCTCGGCAAAAGGGCTTTCCTATTGCTTACATATGCCCCCTCCCCCCCTATTTTTATACCGATATGAGGCGAGTTACCCCAATAATAATTTGGGAGAAATGTGTTAAATTGAATTAACATTCCCTGTACTTTTTTTGAACATTAATTTAAGCGTAATTTTGTTGACTTTTCTATACCTGAATGTGTATAATCGCTCTTGTGAGAGCTAGCTTTCACAGAGGCGACTTATACACATTCACTTTTAAAACAGTTCTACACATAATCCATCCTTTTATTAATTGTTTATAGTTTTAATGTGTATATAGTTGTATTATTTGTTTAATTCTTTTTTGTTGTGTACCTCTAATAATATTAGGGGTATTTTTTAATGCATAAAAATATAATTAGTGGGTATTAGAAATAGAGCATAGCCAAAATTTTTTTGGGACAAAAAGGGTATTGATATATAAATACGTAATGATATATGGTATAATATAGTAAATAGTTATAATAAAGGCTAGTTGAGAGGTGCTACGAATGGGGATAATAAGTAACATATTCAATTATTTAGGTGGCAGATACAGTTTTGAAAGTGACAAGTTATACAAAGCATTTGAAGTAGAGCCTGCGATGAACGAGTTAGATAAGCAGATGGTAAAAGAGTGGGCAGACATATATTTTGGGAATGCGTATTGGCTAGTTAACAGTGGTAGGAATGTAACAGATGATATATTTGGATCAGATAGTAACAGTGATTTAAGGACATTAGACATAGCGAAGACAGTATGTGAAGAGATAGCAAGGTTAGTTACATTAGATATAGACATACAGATAACAGGAAGTAAGCATGCAGAGTATTTACAAGGGCAGATAGACGGATTAAAAGAAGTGTTACGAGATAACATAGAGTTAGCATGTGGAGTAGGATATATAGTATTTAAGCCGAGTGATAACGGAGTAGACGTATTAAACCCATTTGAGATAATACCGATAAGGTATGCAAAGAAAGAATTAGTAGAAGTAATATTTATAGACAAAGTAGAGAAAGGGAAAGACATTTATGTAAGGGCAGAGTACCACAATTACATAGATGAAAACAATTATATAATAAAGAACAAAGCGTTTATGGCAATAGATAAGAGTGCAGCGATGCAAGAAGTGCCATTAGATGTAATAGATGAGTGGAGAGGGATACAAGGTGAAGTAAACTTAAAGGGATTAAAGCATCCATTGTATGCAGTATATGGAGTACCGATAACAAATAATATCTCGTTAGACAGTAAGATCCCAATGAGTTGTTATTCAGGATGTATAGATCAGTTAGAGGATATTGATATAGCGTACACAATATTTGCTGATGAAACAAGGACAAGTGGCAAGATGATATTCATGAGCAAGTTTGCTATAGAGAATGCTAATACAGGTAAACAGAGGACAGTACTGCCTAAGTTTGTAAAGGGATTAGATTTTGGAGTAACGGCAGAGAATACTATCCATGAATATAATCCTGTAATACAAGTAGATAAGCATAGAGATCAGATAAATTTACTGTTATCGTTTATAGGGAATAAATGCGGATTCAGTGAAGGACATTTCATGTTTAATGAGAAGTCAGGGTTATTAACTGCAACTGAAGTAGAGGCAGATCAAAGAAGAACTATTAATACTATAAGCACATATAGGAGAGCATTAAGACATAGTATTGATAGATTGCTTGAATGTATAACTTATTATTCGTCTATATACGGATTAAGCGCTGATGAAGAATATAGCGTACATTATTACTTCAAAGATATTACCGCCAACTTTGAAGAAGATAGACGTAGGAATTTGGATTTGGTAAGAGCTAATGTACTCCCTAAATGGAAATATTTAGTTAATTTTGAGGGCTATACTGAAGAAGAAGCAAGGCGGTTGGTTGCAGAAGCTAATGAAGATGGTGGAAGCCAAAGACAAGATGATTACGGAAATCAGATGGATCAGCTTCAAGAGCAGTATCAGAAAGGCAATAAAACAGTATATGCCGAAACTGAAGAAACCGATAAAGGACAAAGAGAGGTGTAGTGTTATATGCCTTGGATAGAACCTGTTTTTGATAGAAATGAAGATGATGTATCTACAGCTACAAGAATAATTGGTGAAGTTAATGCTAATGGGTATAGTAGTTTAAGCGTAGAAGATAAAGCTTTGTTTGATTCAGGATTAAAAGCATGCAGGAACTATACAGACCTTAATAGAATAGAAAATAACTGCGATTATTTGGGTAATATATTAGGTTTATCTTTGATTACAGATACGTCATGGACTGTTTCTAAAACCACTCTTGAAAGTGATATTCAGCGTATATGCGATAATGTTGATGCTATTAAAAATGCTATGCAGTATATAGTTCCGGTTTATATACCTGACGTACCTGAACTTCCTATTAATACTATTTATAAAATGAATGCTCTTGAAGAAATTCTATATATGGTTAATTATGTTTATACATTCCTTATAAGGTGGGATGATCTCGATGAAATAAATGAAACGTGGGATGAACTAGATAGCAAACAATTATTATGGCAAGATTACTACTTAAAGGAGGTTTAATTTAATGGCAATAGATTTATTTCAAGCAGACGAAATTGTTTCAAGGACAAATGTAAACCAAAGATTAACAGATATTAAAGATATGTTCCCTGTTTCTGTTGCTAATGGGGGTACAGGTGGCTCAACTGCTACACTTGCAAGAACCAATTTGGGAGTTATGTCACCTACAGAACTGTATTATAATGCTTCAGGCTCTTCAAGTACAATTCCTCTATCTGATACAATAGCAAACTATTTGGCTATTGAAATACATGCAATTGTTGATAGCACTGTATCGTACAGTTCTACAGTATGGACAAATGGGAACAGCTCTTGCACAATAAATTTAGTAATAGGTAACCCATATACAGCATCAGGTACTAACCCAAACCGCATGACCATATGTGGCTCAAATATTGCAATCTCAGGTACATCATTAACATGGGGAACTCAAACGTATGCTACTGTTCGTCCATCAACTGAAACTAATCAGCTATCTGTTGGAGCTTGGTCTGGGACTAAAATTTATAAAATTGTAGGTTATAAATATTAAAAATCAGGGGGAATTAAAATGGCTTTAATTAAAGAAATAGAACTCGATAGCGGAGTTATAGTTAATTATCACAGGATCGTTAGCGTTAATAATATTACTAACCAAAATAGTATTATTGAGGTTGCTAGCTATACAAGTAAATCAAAAAGAGAAGAAGAAAAACAACATCAAATAGATAAAGATTATGATGGTATGAATGTTTTTATTGAAACGGATTATATTAACGTATCTTATGATGAAGATCTAAATGTGTCTTCTGCATATCAATATTTAAAAACAACTGAAAAATATGCAGGCGCTGAAGATGATTTATAAGGATATTATAAAAACAGCACTATTATATTGAATAACATAACTCAAAGTTATATACTATATATGTACTTGTCGGAAGTATAACCGACTTACTCTCGATGTGTGGACAGCACACAATAAACAAATGTATGGAGGAAATATATCATGGCAGACATAGTAGAAATACTAAAAGATTCAGGTGTTGAGATACCTGAAGAAAACAAGGAAAGTTTCTTGAAAGAATTTCGAGCGTCTTATAAGAGTACTGCAGAACTCGATAAGATTAAGGAAAAGAAAGAAAGCCTTGAAGCCAGAATAAGTGAGCTTGACAAAGTAGTTGATGGGTATAAGAAAGTTGATTTAGAGGGGCTTAAAAAGGAAATTAGCGACTGGAAAGAAAAATATGAAAACGCAGATAAGGAGTATACTGCTAAATTTAATAAGCAAATACTAACCAATGCATTCAATAGCTTTAAGTTTTCCAGTAATACCGCTAAAGAGGGCATATTTTCTAAAGCATTATCTTCAGATAAGATCAAATTTGAAAACGATACTGTTAAAGGATTAGATGATTTTATTAAAGATATGAAAGAACAAGACCCTAATGCTTTTGTGGTAGAACAAGAAGAACAACAAGCTCCTAAATATAGTAGGTCTATATCTAATAAATCTAATCCGGCATACGGTGACCCATCGAAAATGGACTACAACACTTATAAGAAATGGCGAAAATCTCAAAAAAATAATTAATTTATAAGAGGTGTTCATAATGGCAAATACACTATTAACCCCAAGCATTATAGCTAAAGAAGCTTTGATGGTCTTGGAAAGTAATTTAACTATGGTTCCTTTGGTACACACGGATTATTCAAATGAATTTGCTCAAGTAGGAGATACGATTACTATTCGTAAACCTGCAACTTTTATCGCTAAAAACTTTACAGGCACAACTTCTGTACAAGATATTACAGAGGGTTCTGCTACTGTTAAACTTGACAGATTCAGAGATGTTACTGCAAATGTAACCTCAAAACAAATGACGCTTGATATTAAAGATTTCTCAATGCAAGTTATTGAACCTGCAATGCGTTCTCTCGCTCAGGCTGTCGATACCGATCTTCTTACTGTAGGTGTGGCTTCAGCAGCTAATACTGTAGCAGCTACAAGCAGCCCGACAAATCTTGCTGATATCGCTTCGCTTGGTAAAGCACTCGATAAACAGAAAGTACCTGTAACAGAAAGAAGACTTATCGTACATCCTGATCATAAATATGCTTATGCTCTTACAGATAATCTCAGTAAAGTTGCTTATGCAGGATCAAGCGAAACGCTTAGAAACTATGAACTCGAAAGAGTATATGGGTTCGATACGTTTATGTCACAGAATCTGCCTGATTGTGGTGCTGCTACATCCGGCACGGCGACCGCTTACAAAGTAACTGCAACTGCTGGTCAATCAAAAGTTGCTCTTTCTTCAATGAGTGCTACAACAGCTACAATCAAAGATGGCGATACGTTCATTATTGATGGCTATATGTATAGATTCACAGAGGACGAAACCGCTTCTTCATCTGCTATCGCCGAAATCGATATCGATCAACCGATCCATAAATCATTTACTAACGAAGATGCTATCGTTATCAAAAAACCGCATTCGCTCGCATTCCATAAGAATGGTCTTGCTCTCGTACATAGACCTATTGCGCTTCCGCTTGATGGCCGTGGAGCATATGCTACAAGCGATAACGGACTTACAATCAGAGTTGTATTTGATTACAATTCAAGCACAAAGACCGATACTGTATCTTTCGATATTCTGTACGGCATTACGGCACTCAACGACAAGATGATTGCCAAATTGGTCTAGTAGGGGTGATTTGTTATGGCTTATGCAGATTATACTTTTTATACTACTGTATATCTTGGTAATGTTATTTCTCAAAATGATTTCCCAAGACTTGCTGAAAGAGCTACTGAAGTTATTAACGCTATCATTGGCGATAAAATTACTGATGATGTGATTGCTGATTCGGATGTATATACAAATATTAAAAAAGCAAATTGTGCATTAGCCGAACAAATCTATTATGATAATGTTAGTGGTGGCGGTGTTAGTACCGCAAATAACATAAGTTCAATTAAAGCAGGCGAAGAAACAATTTCTTATAATACGAGTAAATCTGCATTCTCTGTCCAGCAAGATAAATATCAGACAGCTCTTAATATTCTTTCTACTTATCTTGCAAATACTAATTTGCTTTATATGGGGATAGATTAATGATTAGAATGTTTAATAAAACTATTACTTTGCTTAATAGATGCAAAAATGCAGATTTATCAGATACTTATTACATATCATCAGTGCCTAATGTTTGTGCGCAAGTACATGTATCCGGTGATGATAATAGTACTAATTCTAATGTTTCTTCTTCCTGCTCTATGTATATACATGGCAATACTTTGCCTAAGCCGTATCATGCTCCTAAAGTTTGGAATAACGATTCTGATAAAAGCTCATATATTACGTTTAAACAGGACGATTATATAGTCATAGGGGAAATATCTGAAACCCAAATAAACGATATTAACAGCATATATAATAAATACGATAATGTATTTAAAATATACTCAGTTGCTTATTATCATCTACTTGATTCGTTTCAGATAAAGGCTAAATAATGGAACTCAAAAACAAAACATTTTCATATAGTAGATCAAATATGAAACTTGATATTGATATTTCTAAATATGAGAATCGGTTTAATGTGGCTCAAACTATGCTTGATACGAATATACTGCAAGATACTGAACCTTATGTTAGGTATGATACAGGCACTCTTAATCTTTATTCTCTGTATAATAATGATCGTGGATCAGGCGAAATTATTTATAGAGCTGAAAGGAACGGAAAACCTTACGCACGGTATACCTACTACAATACTCATAATAATGTAACAACAACCCATCATTCTCAAGCTACTCCGTTATGGTTTGAGATAAGTAAACTTAAAAATAAAGATAAATGGATAAATGAAGTTAAACAGATTGTAGGTGGTAAATAGTATGTCTAATAATAACCCTTTAAGCGCATCGGAACAGCAATCTATTGCTAAAGCTATACTTACTCTTATCAATACAGAATATCCTAACCTGCCTGTAAGCAGAGTAGAATATCAATCGCTAGATATTAATAACAGTAGTATGTCTATCTATAACTTGTCTAATTCAGTTATCGATAGACAATATATTAATGGCAGTTATATCGCCACATATAAGTTTTCTTTAGTGTATCGTAGTATCCCTACAAATACACTGCAGAGAGTTGATTGTGAAGAACTGCTTAGTAATATAGCTAATTGGTTAGTAAGTGTTGATTTGGATAGCTATATATCTTTAACCGGCAATAGGTATGTTGATAATATTAGCATCACTTCCCCACCTGTTCTGTTTAGACAATATCAAAATGGTTCTGAAGATTACCATGTCATATTCGCATTAAAATATAAAAAGGAGGTATAAACTATGCAAGCTAAACGTAGTTTATTGTGTACTTATTTGCGTACTGCAGGTGATGAATCTACACCTACTTGGTCTTTGATTGGTGATGGTTTTACGACAAACTCTATTTCGTATGAACCGGATTCAGAAGATAATCAATATATTAATCAAGACAGTGCTACTACAACGCTTAAAAGATATAAACCAACAATGTCTTTAGAGGGCGTTATAGAAATGACCGAAACCACTTCAGGAAATGAAAAAACATATACTCTTAATCCTGTTTTTGATTATGTTAATCAGCTTAGACGTTCAAGAAATGTTTCAAATGAATCTGAACTTCTTATAGTCGAACTCTATACAGGAACACTTAATACAGGTGCAAATGTATTTGAAGGATGCTCAGCGCAACGCCAAAAAGTTAATATGCAAGTCGAAGAATTTGGTGGAGATGCAGGTGATACAATATCATTTAGCGCAACCATTAACTTCAACGGGGATCCGACAGACAGCACTTCAGTATATGATGTACTTAATACAAGTGCAAGAACTCTTTTGGGTTCCGACAAGAAAGTAACTGTAACATATATAGTAACTGACTGTACAGCTACAAATCAGCCTGCTAATGCATATAAAGGCGCAGATTTAACCGTTACAGTAACTCCGGCTTCAGGTTATCATTTGCCTGATACGATTACTGTAAAAAGTGGTGCCACAACCCTTGATGTTAATACTGATTACAGCTACAACAAAACAACAGGTAAAATAGTTGTTAAAGGGGATAAAATCACAGGTAATCTTGAAATTACCTGCACAGGTATAGCTAATACATAATAAAATGTTTCACGTGAAACATTTAATAACAAAATAAAATAGCCGACTAATTTATTTACTTAGTCGGCTATAAATAAAAGAGGTATTATTAATGGATAATTTTGTAATTGAATCGGCTAATAAAAAAATACTTGTTAATAACGTAGAGCTTAATCTACTTTTTGATGACCATGAATTCGAAGATAAACTATTTCAAATATCTGATATTTTGAAAAATAGTGATGGTAAGAAAAATTCTGAAATATCTTCTGAAGTAGCTGAAGCTATTGATAATATGTTTGGAGAAAGCACTTGCCATAATATCTTTGGTTGTGACAAACCAAGTAGTTTCTTGCTTATTGAACTTCTTGATTATATTGGTTCATTCATAGAAGACTTTAAAAATAAAAGACTTGAAAAAATAAATGAGAAGTACGGAGCAGAAAGATTAGGCGAGGATGATGTTTAATCCATTAATTGATAAGTTCCCTACTACATATAAAGGTTATTTGATTCGTACTGATTTTAGAGTTGGACTTCAATTATATGCTTGCTATAAAGACAATGATCTATCTGATGACGAAAAGTATATTACAATGCTTAAGTTATTATATGGAAATGGTATACCTAAAGACATTGCTTTCGCTTTTGAAGGTGTTTCATGGTTCTTAAATTTAGGCGAGAAACCTAAAAAAACAAGTGCAGGGTTTGGAAAAGAAGTTCTTGATTTTGAAATAGATTCAGCAAGAATATATTCCGGATTTAAATCTAAATTTGGCATTGATCTAAATACAGAAAGAATGCACTGGTTTGCTTTTAGATATTTAATGCTTGAGCTTAAGGATTGCCATTTGTCTGATGTTATTGAGATCAGGCAGAAGAAAATCGATAAGACTATGAGTACAGAACAGAAATCAATGTATAGGAAACTTAAAAGAGAATATGCATTACATGATAGTAATGAAGATAATGAAACACAAAAACAATTACTTGAATACTTAAATAGATCGAGAGGTGTTTAATATGCCGGAATATGATGGAAGCATTGTTATTGATTCTCATATTGATACGAGTAACTTCGATAAAGATGCTTCTAAAATGTTTTCTAAATTAAAAGAAATATCAAGTAAACTTGACGATGCTTTAAAAATTAATAATCCATTGAAACAAATAGGCAATAATATGAAATTTAGCCAGGAACTAGTTAATGCTTCCGAACCATTAAAAAGGCTAAGTTCTGAACTAGAAAGATCAAGGAATAGTTCTGCAAAACTCAAATCTTCTTTTTCGGGGATGCGTTCTGTAATTTCAAATACATTTGGCGGTATTGGTAGTATGTTTACTAATACATTTGCAGGTATTGGTAAGATGTTTGCTACTATTACAAGAAGAACGCAGTGGATATTATTAGGTCAAACTATACGTGCAGTAATAGCTGATGCTAAAGAATCCATTGCCGATTTGAGAACATATAACCAAGATTTTGATAAGTCTATGCAATCGATAAGAGATTCTTTTAAAAATGTTGGTAATGCAATCGCAACTTCTTTTGCGCCGATACTTCAAGCATTGGCTCCTATTATTGCTAATGTGGCTCGTTGGCTTACCGAACTGTTTAATAAGATAACCTTATTTACTACTGCTCTATTTACAGGAGCTAAAACCGCAGTTATAGCTGATACTAATTTTTCAGGATATTCTAAATCAGCAAAAAAAGCTGCTACTAATACTAAAAAAGGTACTAAAGCAATTAAAGAGCAAACTAATGCTTTAGCTAAATTCGACAAGCTTGATATATTTAAACAAGATAAAGCTAAATCCCCTGCAAGTGGTATTGCAGATGCAGTAGCAGAAATACCACAAGCTATGAATATGTTTAAAACAGTTGCTGTACCTAGAGAAATATCTGAGTTTGCTAATAAACTAAGAGAAACTTTTGCGCCACTTGCGGAAGAGTTCAAAGCTATAGGTGATAGTTTTCAAAAAAATTTTATACAGCCTGTATATAAACATATTAAAGAAAATATATTGCCTAGATTTTTGGAAAGCACACGAGCAGCAATTCAAAAATTGGATTTTACGAAACTTAATACTTCTTTAGGTGGCTTTTTTAGAATCATGGCTAATATAACAAAAGACCTTTTTGACGGTCTAGAATGGGGCTGGGAACACGTATTATTGCCTATGATAGATAAAGCTGTTAATGACCATTTGCCAAAGTATATTGATACTCTTACTAGCGCATTAACTCTTTTAAATATGACGTGGAATCTCGCAAGACCTTTTTTGAGGACTTTGTTGACCTGGTTGGTAGAATTGTCTGATCCTGTTATAAAAGGAGCGATAGACGGTATAAATGATGCGCTTAGTGAGTTAAGATGGATACTTGAAAGTATAGCCCCTGCGGTCGCAAATTTAGGAAGAGCTTTTGAATCTATACATATTCCTCAATGGCTTAAAGATGTTTTTTATTGGATAAGTAGGATAGGACTTGGTGGTATGCTAAGATTGCCGTTAGCAATGTCGTCCATAGGTGGTCTATTCAATATGTTTAATGCTTTTAGAGGGCTTAATACAGCTTTTAGAGGAGGACTAGCTCTAGGAGGTATACCTGCTTTTGCTTCAGGCACAGTTGTAAGCCCAAACAGAAGATTCTTAGCTATGCTTGGTGATAATACTTCAGAAGCAGAAGTTGTATCTCCTGTATCTACTATGAAACAAGCATTTATGGAAGCTATGTACGAAACCGGAATGAACACTAATAATGGCAATGTAGTATTACAACTTGACGGAACTACTTTCGCAAGACTTATTAATCCATATACTAAATCAGAACAAAACAGAATCGGTATTTCTATGGTTGAGGGGGTCGCTTACTAATGGCTAATGTTGTACTTATAATTGATAATGAAGATTTCAGCAGTTCGGTTAACTTAGTTAGCCTTAAAAGATCCGCTCATTTCTTTGATAAGTTCGCTAAAAGAGATATACATGGTATTCTACACAGAGAACTTATAGGTGTATATATTAACTATACCCTTGAAATATGTATTGATGAAAACTTGAATGAGTATAATAAGCTATGGGAAAAGCTTACAGAACCTGCAGAAAAACATCAGGTAACTGTATCTTCAAATACACACTGGGATGAAAATGGTAGATATAACTGCTATGTGTTTGAAGCTTATTTTGCAGATATTAAAGATGAAGCTTTACTGCTTAGAGATCCTAATAACTTATTTAGAAAACTTACAGTGGAATTCATAGCTACAAAGCCACACCAAAAAAGCAATGCTTATGTTAGATAAGGGGTGATGGTATGATTTACAGACGGACATCAACTCAAATTATAGCCGAAATAATTGATGATACTGCTAAGTCTGACAGTACCATCACAGCTTCAGCACAATCGTTTGCTACTCCAAGTAATCTAACAAATGATAACGTAAGATCATACGACTATATGACTAATGAACTTAACTATAGTCTTCTCGATGGCACATTATCTGAAATATCTACGCCTAATAATTTTGCTTATGTTTCTAGTTATATATCAGGTTCTGATATGACGTTTAGTACTAACCCAACTATAACCATAACTTTTACTTCAGGGCATACAAGCGCAGGTATCACTCTTAATTTTGATGGGCATTATATGCCTGAAACTGTAAATGTAAAATATTATGATTCGTTATCTGTAGGTGCATCGCCTATTGCTGACGATACCTTTACAGTTTCTTCTCCTGATTTCTTTTGTAATCATAACTCATTAATTGAGGGGTATAAGAAAATATTAATTACATTTACAAAAACAAAATATCCGTATAGCTTTGTTAAAGTAATTAATATAGATTATGGCGTTAAATATAACTGGGGTATAGATGAAGATACAGATATACTTAATGCTCATATAGTAGAAGAAACAGATAGTATATCAAATAATCTTGCTATGGACACTTTAGAGTTTACTGTATATGACGAGCGAGAAGATTTTAATATGCTTTCTTTAGATGGTTTATATACTATAGTTCAGCAATATCAAAAAGTAAAAGTATATGAAATTATAGAGAAATATGATGGTACTGAACTGATAGATGATCCAACAAGACTATTTATGGGAAACTTTTATATCAAAGATTGGATTAGTAATGCTGAACATGAAATCACATTTAGATGCGTTGATTTAATCGGTGTAATGGAAGATGTCGAATTTAATATGGGTGCATCTTATGTGGCAAATTTAGACACAGTATCAACTGTTATTGGAAGTATTATGTCTTGTGCAGGAATCGGACAATCTCAATACCAAATATCCGATGATATTAAGAACTTAAAAATTGAAGGGTTCTTACCATTAATGTCATGCAGGCAAGCGTTACAACAAGTTGTGTTCTGCATTGGTGCAGTTGCGGATTGCGCAAGAGATGAAAAGATAAATATATATTTACCAAGCAATTCAATTCAGCATGTAATTGAGGATGAAAATAATCTTGAGTTTGAGCAAATACAAAAGAATGATATTGTATCTGATGTTTTTGTTTCACAATCGTTTCTTGGCAGAGGTAGCAACAATGTAGAAATATTTAAAGGGAATTTGCCTGTTGGGGATCATAAAATAAGTTCTTCTTCACTTATATATGCAGAACCTGATCCGGATCATCCAAGTGAATATGCAAGCCCTAAAGTTGTTGTTGGAGATCAATCTGCTAGAATAATAGATGCCGGTCTTTCTCATTTTGTTATTCGTGTTACTACTGCAGATTATTTTGAAGTTACTGCTACTACTTGGAGTATCCAAAAATTCTCAAGTATGTCTGTACATAACCCAAGTGCAAAAGTAAAAAAAGAAATAAAATGTGAAAACAATTATTTGCTAACAGATAGGCTAAATCCAACATTAACTTATGCAACTGATACTGCTAATAGGTTACTTAATTATTATTCAAAACCAAATACTATGGAAACTGAGTTTATATTAAATAATGAAAAAACCGGTAATTGGTGTTTGCTTAGCAATAAATATGGTAACCAAACAAAAGGAAACATTCTAAGAATGGATATTGATTTGACAGGCGGATTCTTGGCTAAAGCAAAACTAATCGGTGTTGAAGATATTTCTTCTCTTGAATATAACTACGTTTGTGGTAATGAATTATATGCAGGAGAAACAAATAATGATAATATAGGTTTAATATAAAACACTATTGCTTTGTGGTATAATTATATAAAGAATATAAAAGGGGCGATATAGTGGCTACATATACACCTGGAACATGGCTCGATAGAGTTTCTGAAGATCCTACGAAAAGAAAATTAACTATAGTATCTGATAGTAGTAGTACATTATCTGCTAATACTCAATTAGTTGCTACAGTAGAAAGAGCTGATACAGCAACACAAGAGGGTACAGCTTTTAATGCTACTAATATGGATTCGCTTGAAACAAGAATAGAAGATGCTTTTAAACCTTGTATGACATATACAGTATTGTCTACATATCCTGATGGTAAAGAAACCGGATTAGATGCATTGCCATCAGTTGCTAACTATTGTTCTATCATAGAAATATTTTATGCTGATGGCGGTAAAGCCGATGGTATTACTTCGCAAAGAATACATATAACAAATTATGATACAAATAATTATATTTCATTAGATTCTATTTCCTGTGGGTTAAGTTCAAATAATAATTTCTATTTAAAAACAGCTACATATAATATCAGAAAACAAAATAATTCTATAACTGTTAGACGTGTAAACGATAGAACGAAAAGATTAGTTTACGAAAATGGGTCGTTTAGAGTTGAAGCTTCGTCATTAATAGATTTGAAGATATACAAGATAATAGGGTATAGAATAGATACTTAAAAGGAGTGATAATATGAATAAGAAAAAAATGATGATGTTTGAAATAATGTCAGGTAATTCCGGCGGTGGTGGCGGCGGTGCCGACGTATCAGGCGTAACAGCTACAGCTGGTGATGTTGATACTGGAAAAATATTTGTAGACAGTTCTGGGGCAGAGGTAACCGGTATTAGCACATACAAAGCTGATTATACAGCGTTAAATACGCTAGTAGGTCAGACAACCGCAGTAGCGGGCGACGTTGACAGCGGTAAATTATTTGTAGCAGCCGATGGCACACAAGCGACAGGATCAAGCACGTACAAGGCAGATTATACGGCTTTAAATACACTAGTAGGTCAGACGACTGCAACAGATTCGGACGTTGCAAGCGGTAAATTATATGTAAAATCAGACGGAACGCAAGGCACCGGCACGGCGAGCGGTGGCGATAATTCAGAATTTATTAAAACGATTCAAAGAACAAGCAACGCTACTATTACATTACCAAATGGTGTAAATGCAATAGGTCCGTATGTTTTTTATAACTACCAAAACTTATACAGCGTCATTATGCCCAACACAATAATCGATATAGGGCCTTATAGTTTTTGCCTCGACTCAAATTTGAAACTAATTTCTTGGTCTTCTGCACTTACGTCAATTAGCGAATATGCTTTTTCACAATGCAGTAAGTTAGAATCTACTTCGTTGCCAGACTCAATCACAACTATAGGTCAATATGCTTTCGACAGGTGTACTAAGTTGGCTTTAACATCGTTACCGTCAAGCCTTACAACTATTGGAACATATGCATTTAATATGTGCGGATATCTTGCGGCTACTTCGCTACCAAGCTCGCTTGTTACAATCCAAGACCGCGCGTTTTATTACTGCCCTAGTTTAGCGATAACCACTATACCTGCGAGTGTTAATTATATAGGTGCTGGTGCTTTTTTTAACTGCACTGGATTAACCAATATAACATTTTTAGGTACACCTACAACACTTTATAACAATGCTTTTCATAGCTGCACAAACATAACTACAATTCGTGTGCCGTGGTCAGAGGGTGATGTCGCAGGTGCGCCCTGGGGAGCTACAAACGCCTCGATTCAATATTCTTACACACCTTAAGCTTAGAAAACTCTTGACTTTTTTCTAATAGTATAGTATCAAATTTATTTTGCATAAGGTGGTGATAGTATGACTAAATTAACAATGTACAGACTTATAGCAGATGAGGGTAAGTTAGTAACTAACGGAGAAATAACAGGTAAAGTTATTGATGCAGCTCCTAATATTGACCCGTTCTCATTCTATGAAATTGATGACCCTGATTATGAACTAGAACAAAATCAAGAATAATTAAAATTAAATTTATTTAAGGTGGTGCAATTATGGCAAAGAAAATATATTTAAGCCCAAGTATGCAAGCGCATAACATGTATGCATATGGCGGTACTAATGAAATGGAAGAATGTAATCGTATAGCAGAGTATGCACAGATAGCTCTTGAAAGAAATGGGTTTGAGGTTAAAGTAGCTCCTAAAGGTCAATCGATGGTAAAGAGCATTGAAGAAAGCAATAAGTGGAAACCCGATTTACATATTCCTATTCATACAAATGCTGCAAATGGTTCCGCTGATGGTACATTGGTTATGATTTATTCCAATGAAAAGAAAAATTTAGAACCTGCTGAATGTATCTATAAAGCAGTATCATCTATATCTCCTGGTAAAACTAAAAGAGCAATACAAGTAAGGAAAGATTTAGCCGAACTGCGTGATACTAATTCTGTTGCTGTGTATATTGAATGCGAATTTCACGATAACCTTGCTATTTCAAAATGGATTATAGAAAACAAACCAGCAATAGGTGAAGCAATAGCTAAAGGTATATGTGAATATTATGGGGTAAAATATAATCAAAACGGTGCAAATAATTCAGAGCAAAAATCGGATGGGTTATATAAAGTCCAAGTAGGAGCATATAAACTTAGGTCTAATGCAGAAAAAATGGCTACTAAGTTAAAAGACTTAGGTGTCAATGAAGTATATATTACTAAATAAGGAGTGGATATTATGATTAAACCTAAAACATATCATGCAACTATAACCGCAAATACTCCATATACATTCCAGTTTGATGTAGATGGATCATATTTCATTGTAAAAAACTTTACTGATGCTACACTTAGTGCTAGCTACGGAGATGCTATAGACAGTAATTCATATTCGATGATACCTAAACAATCTATGTTTCCGCTATGCTCAACGTTAAATACAACACATGAAACTGAAACTGATAAAATCACAGTACAATCTTCTAGCGCAGGTGTAGTTGAAATACAAATCCTTGAATATTAATGGTGATATTGTATGGAAGAAAACAAACCAAAACCTATACTGCAAATATTAATAATGGCTTTCTTTGTTGAATCTATAACTACATATATGAAATGCTTGTTTGTAGATAATACGTTGACAGTAGGCATGCTCATTAGTATACTTGTAGGTATATGTATATCTATATGTTACGATATGGATTTACCTAAACAGCTGGGTATAGAAAGCAGAGCAGTATTTGTAGGAAATATAATTACAGGAATATTAATATCAAGGGGAAGCAATTATCTATATGACTTTATCTCAATCTTTTATCAATGAACAAAAAGAAAAACAAGCTAAAGAAGAATTTAAAATACAAACAATCTCTCTAATAGCTCATGAAAATATGTGTAATAGATTTGAGAAGCTAATCCATAAGCTATATATAATTATACTTATACTAATAGCTGTAATAGTATCTGTAATAGGTAGTATAATATATACCATTAATCAATATAATCTAGTCCAAGAAGATAAAGATGTATCTATTAATAGCGACCTGTCAGATAATAACGGAAGTAATGTTGTACTTGGAGGTAATTATTATGGGCAAAGTGAAGATACGAAAAAGAACTAGAGTAAG